ATCGCGCCACGTCTTGCCACCATCGAGCGAGATCTGCACGCGCTCGTTTGCGCCCAACTGCTCGGACAGGCTGCCTTCGAAGATCAGCGTCTGGTCGTTGGTCAGAAAGTCGTGCGCATCGCTTCCCGTGTCTTCCGTGATCGAATCAATGCTCACCTTCTGCGCCGGCGCCGTGGTGTCCAGCTCGAAATCAAGGCTGCCGCTGTCAGAGACGTTGCCCGCCTTGTCGGTTTGGCGCACCAGCACGTGGTTGTCGCCTTCCTTGGCGGTAAAGCTGTCGCTCCAGGTCTGGCCGCCGTCGATCGAGTATTCGACTTTGGCGCCATCTTCGACGCCGCTGAGCTTCAGCTCGCCGTCCTTGGTGATCCGGTCGCTGTCGCTCTTTCCAGTGTCGTTCTTCAGTCCCACGCCGGGCGCGTCCGGCGGCGTGGTGTCCAGCACGAAGGTGATCTCGCTCGAATTGGAATGGTTGCCGGCGCTGTCGCTCTGACGCACCAGCACATGGTTCTCGCCTTCTTCGGCGTTGAAGCTGTCGCTCCAGGTCTCGCCGCCATCGGTAGAGTATTCCACCGTGGCGCCGGGTTGGGTGCCGGTGACCTTCAGCGAACCGTCGCTGGTGTAGTTGTCGGTGGCGCTGCTGCCGGTATCGTTGGCCAGGGCCACGTCGAGCTCAGGCAGGGGCGTGTGGTCGTAGTGAACCTTGCCGTCGTCGCTGACGTTACCGGCCTTGTCCTCGGCATTGACGGTCACGTCGCCATCGTGCTGCGGCTCGTCGGCCTTGACTTCCCAATTGCCGTCCGGGTCGGCGGTGGTGGTGCTGGTGGTGCCGTCGGGCCAGGTCACGGTGACCTTGCTGTCCGGTTCGGCGTTGCCGCTGGCGTGCGGCGTGTTGTCGCCATCCGGGTCGGTGACCGTGATGCTCGGCACTTTCGGCGGCGTGACGTCGGTGTAGTCGGCCTTGCCGTCCGGGCCGGTGTTGCCGTCCGGGTCGGTAACGTTGGCCGTCACCTCGCCGGAGGTCTGCGGCTCGTCGGCTTTGGAATCCCACTTGCCATCAGGGCCGACGATGGCGGTGGTGGTGCTGCCGTCCGGCCAGGTCACGGTGACCTTGCTGTCCGGATCGGCTGTACCCGAAGCGTGCGGCCTGTCGTCACCGTCGCCATCGGTCACGGTGAAGTCTGGCTTCTCTGGATATTTCTTCTCGACGACGGGGTCGTCGCTGCCCATGGTGGCGATGCCCACCGCGCCGACGGCCAGCGCGCCCAGAATCGGCAGCAGCCCAGCCTCCGTGTCGTGCTCATAGTAGGTGACCAGCGCCTCGGTGATGCCGTCGTCGGCTGAGGTGAGCGCGGCCGAAAAGTCGGCATACAGCGCGTGACCATCGTCAACGAAGACCAGGTGGTTGAAATCGACGCCATACGCGAAGAAGCCCTTGATCCGGGTCGTGCTGCCATCGTTCATGGCGAGGATCAGATCGTCCCCCTCGCGCGCATAGTTGAACACGGCCGCAGGACGCGCATAAACCACGAAGTCCGTGTGCTGGCCGGACGCCTCCGCCTCGCCGCCCATCGGAATGTCAACCCGTGCCACCTCATTCCAGTCTTGATGCAAGTTCATGTGGAAACACCCCTTCAAAGATACAAAAAGTAAAATTTGTAATTCAATGTAAGGTTTTTTCCGTGTAAGCGGAAGTGACAAAGATCGAATCTGACACGTTTGTTACATGAATGCAACGAATGCGATCATGGACTCGCGCTCTTGCACCAATCACGCAGCACCTGTGTTGGTGCGCCACAACATAGGCCGCCCCCGCTGGTGTACTCCCAGGCAGGCCAGCCCCTTCGTCAGTCCACCAGTTGGCGCCAACGATCGCCTTTGGCGCTGAGACATGGCCACATACCCCTTGCACCTATTGCTTAGGCAGCAAATCTGGCATATGGAAGAGAGGCATTGCACGAGGCCCGGCACCGCGCGCCTCCAAGAGCGGCTCGACGCACTCGAACGGCAAGTGCACGCTGTCGTACCTGGATGGACGGCAAGGCGTTGTGTACAAACCACAGTTACCTCCAAAGACTGCGGATGCGAGCGGCGCGAAGCCCCTCGCAAAGCATTTTTAGGCTCCCACTTCACACAGACGGCGGAATCGCACCCAGGCCATCGACGATAGACAAACGTCGCTTGATTACAACGTCTGCATCGTTTTTGAAAATCAATCTTTCGATATGAAATTTTGTTGTCTCGCGGCAGGATGGCGCGCTGCAGACAGTGATAAGCGCCGATCCACGCCCGGCGCAGCAACGCCGCCGTCCCGCCACTCATCGCCTTGGATGGATGGCCCGCGCAGGTAAAATCCCCATCCCCGCCGCCGTAGTTCAATGGATAGATTCTTTGGGGAGTTTCTTGCAGCGTAGCAATTTCGTAGCAGCAAGAGCGGAAGCCGTGCGCGAACTCGCCTATGGTTCGCGCACCGACCTGACCATCTTCAATGATGTGTGGAGCGCACCTTCGATGGCGTCGATGCTCAGGATTTCGACGCCCAAGGGCGTGATGGAGATGATGCTGCTGGCCAAGGGCGGCGTGGGTCGCTTGCTGCGCATTGACGCAAAAGGGCGCCTGCTGGCGGCCGAAAGCCTTGATACAGCGAACTGACCGGCCTTCCTGTCAACTCTTGGCGGCACGCTTGCGGCTTGCCGTGGCAGGCTTGGCCTTCTTTGCGACCTCGACCGCGACACGCGCCCGCTCTTGAATTCCAGACCCTATGAGTCTAAGCATCAAGCGAATTTTTTAATGCCGACAAGTCTTCCGGGTCGATCTGCGCTCCCAGCTCGCGCATCTTGTAGCCGACCAGGCGAAGCGCCTCTGGCGACAGCGATAGGCGGGCGGCCATGAAGAACATCATGTGGATGTTGACCGAGCGCGGCGCGGCACCGCCGGTGTATTTGCGCCACTGGCGGCCACCGCCAACGCTGACAAGTTCGGCCATTTGCTCGCCGGTGTAGCCAAGGTCGTCTTTGATCCGCTGGAGGTCGGTCGTGGTCGGCGAGGTGTAGTCGATCATGATGTGGCAAAGCAAAGCGGCCCCGAAGGGCCGCTGTGATTTAGACGAAGAGCTTGGCGAGCGCCGCGCCAGCGCCGATCAGCGCACTGGCTATCAGCAGCGGATACCAACGCGCCTCACGGTTGATTTTGGCCGTCTCGGCCATCATCTTGGCGATCTCGGTTTCGATCCTTGCGATGTCGAGCATGTTGCGCTCCATGTTACTTCCTTTTGGGTTGTAGGGCCACGCGGGATGCGCAGCCACTGAAAAGAATTCTAGGCCCAATGGGCCTATTCGTCAAGCGTTTTTTGCCTCCGTCGCAAAATTTTTTACATCAAAACAACCCCGCCGGCTCCTCCTTCCGGTTCCAGCTGTAGATCACCAGCTCGCCACGTTCGGCGCGTTGGGCGGTTCCGCCCACGGTGTAATCAATGCGCAGGGACTCCATCTCGAAGCCCGCGAAGCACGCCCGGATGTCCGGGTGGTCGTTGATGCTCAGAATGGCCTTGCCTTCGATGCCGCGCATCAGCTCGGCCATGCGCTCGTACTCTGACCAGGCGAACGGCACGCCGTAGCCCTCGGTCTGCCAGTACGGCGGATCGAGGTAAAACAGGGTGTGCGCGCGGTCGTAGCGTTTGATGCAGTCCGCCCAATCCAGGTGCTCGATGTTCACGCCCTCCAGGCGCAGATGGGCCGCCGACAGGGCCTCCTCGATGCGCAGCAGGTTCACCGCCGGCGCCGTGGTGGACGTACCGAAGGTCTGCCCCGCCACCTTGCCGCCGAAGGCGTGCTGTTGCAGGTAAAAGAACCGCGCCGCGCGCTGCACGTCGGTCAGCGTTTCCGGGCGCGTGTCCTGATGCCACTTGAAGACCTGCCGCGAGGACAGGGCGAATTTGAACTGACGGACGAACTCCTCCAGGTGGTGCGTGACCACGCGGTACAGGTTGACCAGCTCGCCGTTGACGTCGTTCAAGACCTCGGACGGCGCCGGGTTGCGGGCAAAAAACACTGCCGCGCCGCCGGCGAAAACTTCGACGTAGCAGTGATGGGGCGGGAATCTGCCAAGCAGCAGATCCACCAGGCGGCGCTTGCCGCCGATCCAGGGAATGATGGGTTGTGCCATTACGGGCTCCAGATGTTGTTACACTCCGCGCCCCTGTACAGGGGAACGGGGCTTTGACTGGGCTCGCAGGCTGGTTCTGCGTTTTCAGGGCCAGGCGGATGTTCCTAGCATCCGTCCGGTCGCCCTGTTCTTTTTCCGCCGCTAGCGCGGCGTGGTGGAAGCCGGCGCGTTGCGCCCGCGCTCCCAGGCTTCGACAAGGCGCGCTTTGCGTTGCGCGCAGTCTGCAAACGATGGCAGCACGCTGTGCTGAAAGTAGCCGTCGCGGGCGTCGTAGTCGGTCAGCGCCGCTGGCGGCGCGTCGGGCAGCACGCAGGGCGCGGCCAAGCTGGCGTCCAGCGCCGGCCAGGACGCAGGCACGCTGCGCGGCGGGGCGGACGCGCAGGCGGTCAGCAGCGCGGTGGCCAGGATCAGCAGCAGCGCCTTCATTGCATCAACTCCCGCGTGCGCTCGAGCGCGTCACGCATCGCCTGCGCGCGCGCCTGGTCGGGCGCGCAGCCGGCGGGCAACGGGTGGAGCTTGACCAGTTCATCCCAGCGCCGGCGCGCGGCGTCGTTCGCTGCGGCGATGCGGGCGCTTGAGGCCGTGGCCACGCTGGCGGCTTCGGTCACCGCCGTGGCCGCGTGTTGCAGGCTTTGCAGCGCCTGCTGGGCGGCCTCTGCATCACGCGCCGAAGCATCGGCGCGGCAGTCTGCCACGGCAGCGCCAGAGCGCCATCCGCCGACAGCCATGCCAGCCGTGAAGCCGATCATCACGGCCAGCGCGGCGATGGCCCGCACGGCGGCGGGCTTGAAGGTTTCGGGCCACTGCATCATGCCAGCCCCCTGGTGTAGCGCGTGCCGCCGGCGTCAAAGTGCGCCGTCAGCACGTCGCCGCGCGGTTGCGGAGCGAAGCTCACGTGCACCCATTCGCCTCCCTCAAGAATGAGCTGGTCGTAACGGATCAGGTCGCCGTGTTCCGCGATCACGCGCGCCACCGTCTGCGGCGAACCGAAGCCCGGCACCACGATGTCCGCCGCCAGCCCCAGCGTGTGCTGTGACGCCACCGCGCCGCCCACCGCGCTGTTGACGGCGGGCGAGCGGTAGCCGCTGCTGACGAAGACCGGGCACCGCAGCAGGTAGCGCACGCGCTGCAAGCCGGGCGCCAGAATCTGTTCGATGCGTGCCAGCGCCTGCGGCGGCGGCGTGTTGTCCAAATGCAGCCGCGTTGCCGTTTGAGACAGCAGCAGCTCGGAGAGAGTGAAGTTGATTGCGTCTTTCATTTTTTCTTGTCCAGTGCACGCGTGTGCACGATGAGCACGGCAAAGCCCAGCTCGACACAAACATCCGGCAACGTGGACGCTTGGCGCAACATGCGCATCGTCAGCACGTTTTCCGGGTCGGGGGCCAGCACGTGCAGGTACTGCACCAGCGGCGTCACCAGAGCACAGGCCGCGCCGATGGCAAGCAGAATCCAGGCGATGGCCTTGAGCCACTCCAGCACCCGCTCGCCCAGCTGGAGGCCGCAGCCGCACGGCGCGGTGTGCTCCAGCTTGTTCATCGCCTCGGCCAGCACCACGAAGCACGCCAGGACGTGTACGAATTGCAGCAGCGTCATGGCGCGCCCCCACCAGTGACCGCGGTCACTTGCTGGCCAGACAGCCGGCGGATGGCGAACATCAAAACCTTCTGTGCACCACCGCCCACGGCGAAGGCCGCGCCCAGCAGCACCGATTCGGGCACCTGCGCGGACACGGCCGCCAGCGGCGTGAGATAGCCTGCCGTCAGGCTCGAGGCGAACGCCACCGCCATGCGCCGCCCCGTCGTGCGCACCAGTTGCCGCCAGGTGTCACCGGCGCCGGGCACCGTGTTGAGCAAGATGATGGCGACCAGGGCGCCCGAAAAGCCGGCGATGAGCAAGTCAACGCGAAGGCCCAGCGGAACGCCGAAAGCCGTCAACACGGACGTGGACACCGCAGCGGTGGCCACGGTGACCGCGCCCGCTGCGGTCGATGTGGGATCAGGCATGGGGAAGGTCCTGTTTTTTGGCACAAAAAAACCCGCCGAAGCGGGCCGGATGCGGCAGGCAGTCCGTGTCATGCCGGCGCGTTGGCGGCGGCGGCTTCGCCTTCCGGCGCGGCAGCCTGCGCGGTGGCTTGCGCCACGGCGAACGCCTCCTGCACGACGCCGTTCATCAGCAACTGCACGGAATGCATGAGGCCGACGGCCAGTTCCTTGGTGAGCTTGTTGCCGATGTTCTGCTCGATGATCTCGGACAGTTGGGGATGGATGGAGGCTTGGGTGGTTTCGGTGGTCATGATGGTGGTTTGCTTTCTTGGTTGGTTGGTTGGTTGATGAATCAGAGTTGCGGGGCCGCGCCATCCGGCGTACTGCCCCAGTGAATGGCCGCCACGGCATCGATGTCGGCGGCGGATTGAATCTGCTCGCGCAGCGCGCTGGCGCGCTGGTGGGTGTCGTCCAGATGGTTCACCAGCGCGAAAGCCGCGCCGATGACGCCGGCGGCATCCAGCTCCGCCGTGCTGCCGTCGGCCAGCGTCCAGCGGAAGCCGTAATCGTGCCCGGCAGCCACGGAAATCCGGGCCGCGAGGGCAGCGCCCATCACGCGGCTGCGGCTTTCCGCGTCGCTGTCGAAGCGACCGATGCCCGGCACTTCCACGCCGTCGGCATCGCGCCGGTCGCGCTCTCCCTTGATCTCGGCCCACTTGCGGGCGCGAGCGGTTTCCAGATCGCCGGCCTGCGCGTCGGCCACGAACGTGCCGCCGTACAGCAAACCGCCGGCCTGCTCGATCAGCGCCCGCTCGATGGAACCCCAGGGGTCGGACACGTCCAGCGCCGAGAGCGGCAGCGCAGGGTATTCCTGCCACAGCAAATTTTCATTCGCTGCGGCAGTTTCTGCGCTGGGGTACATGTGCACATGCGTTTGTAGGGTGTCACCGATGATTTCGGATTTGACAACGCGGTGCGCATGGGCAAGCCCGTTTCCGGTTGTGATGGCCTTGAGAATGGTCATAAGTTGCTTACTTTCAAAATGAATAAATTTCAGAGTTATTGCGGCGCCACAGGCCACTTTATTTTTTCAATGTCGGTTGTTTGTTTTGTGATGTCGCGCAGGGCCTGCCTGTAAGTCAGCCAATCGGCGTGAACAGGCTTTCCCCAGTCCAGCGCGCGCAACACCATGCCATCGGATTTGGCCAGCAGGCCATCGCGGCGACTGCGCACCGCGCTCCATGCTGCGCCCTCGTCCAGTTTCCACGCCTTGGCGGCGTAGTCAAAGCGGTGATGCTCGGTAGGACGCGGTGGCAGTGGAACCAACCGAGCACCATCCCAATAGGCCGTGTCAGGTAGTGGCGGCGGGTCTGACAGAACAATGCGCTCTACAGCGCCGTTCAACAACGGCGCTGCCGGATCGGCGTTGTCATGAGTTCCGCAAGCCACCACCCGCCCGCTACCGTCCAGTTCGATGCAGTATTTCACCGTTTCCCTCCAACTGCCGTCAGCATCGCGCTTTCACAATTAAAAGTAAAATTTGTACCGCTAGTCTGCATTTCAATAACGTAATAGCTACTATTAACGGTATCCGGATCAGTATCGACGCCGGAAAGAGCGCCATTTGCGTAGTAAAAATAGCCTTTCCCAGAATTTGAAAAAATAATATCACCAGAAGCCAATTTTTTCAATTCTACACCATCCCCGTCAACTCTGATGACACTTATATTCATCGGTCTAGGAAAATCAGAATCCATACCCTGAACCGCACTCGCCATAACGAACGCATTAATAACAACTCCGGTTGATCCAGCTGGCATGGATACAGACAAGCGATTGCTAGTGCATTTATATTTCCGAGTCCCTTGAAGATATGATGATGAAAATGGAGTTACGCCAGTTGCCATGTACTGCGTTGTAGTTATCGAGCCTCCAGCAACCTTGAGCGTATCCACAGAGGCATCTGCGATTTGCTCATTTCCGATGACGTTCAGCTTGTTGATCTTCAAGCCTTCAGAGTCAGAATAGCTTAGATCATTGCCAAGTTGAAGCATCCGCATGGCGCCGGCAGCATTCAAATCCCAGAACGATGTGCTGTCCTTGTTTTGAATGCGTCCAGCTGTCACAGTGCCGAGATTGGCGGCCACAGCGCTCAGCTCAGTCACGCTGATCTTGTCAGCCGTCACCGCACCAGTTGCAATGGCATTGGCAGTCACGGCGCCCACGGCGATCTTACCGGCGACGATGGCGTTGGCCTGAATCTTGTCCGACGTAATCGCATTGACGGCGATTTGCGTTGCCGTGACCGAATTTGCCGCCAGCTTCGTCGTGTCGATCGACCCGGATGCGATGCGCGCCGCTGCCAATGTCCCCGCCGTGATCTTGTCGGCTGACAGGTTTCCGATCATCGCGTTAACGATTGCGCCATCCTGAATAGCCGCAGTACCGACAGCGATCGCATTGGCAGCAAGCTTGGTCGCCGTCACCGCACCGTCAACTATCAGTTCCGCCGTATTCATTCGGCGGACGCTGATATTTGTTACAGCGATTGACGAACCAGAGCCAGCGGCGTCGGCGTTGATAAGCACGCGGAACCTGACGCCAACATATCCGGCTGGAACCGTATATTCGGCGCTGACGTTCAGCGGCTTGTCAATTTCCGCCGATGTAGTCTGCGTGCCCGGGCTGAATATGCCGACAGCACCAGCGGCGGTAATGTATCCGCCGGACAATCCAAATGAGTAGGAGCCGTTGGAGCCAGCCTTGCGCGTGATCGTGCAGGTGCAGCGTATCTTGTCTCCTGCCTTGACGGGAATGAAGTTGCAACTGTTGTTGTTTCTCCAGTTTTCCGGCTGCACAGAGACCGATGATGTTGTGCCGGATTGAGCCGACAGCAAAACTCCGACACCCTCATCACCGATATACCTGCTGGCGCTGGCATTTCCGGTGATGTACCAACTCCCATCGGATAGATTTGCAAAATCCGGATCAGGAACAAGGTTCGCCCAATCCGCAACCACCAAATGCTTTGCCGTGATCGCCTGCGCAGCAATTTGCGTTGCAGTAATCGCTCCAGCCGCCACTTTGACCGTTGTGATTGCATTTGCCGCGATGGTGTTGGTCGTTACCGCGTCGGTTGCAATCTTTCCTGCGACAACGGAATTGGCCGCCAGCTTCTCGGCGGTGATAGCGCCCACCGCGATGGCGGCGGCCGTCACGGCGTTGGCGCCGATCTTGTCGGCGATCACCGCGCCGGTGGCCAGCTCTATCGCCGTGATTGTTCCAGCGGCGACCTTGCCAGCCGTAATTGCTCCAGTGGCAATCTTGGTGGCAGTGATAGAACCATCAACTATCATTTCCGCCGTATTCATTCGGCGCACGCTGATATTGGTGAATGCAATAGAAGCGCCAGCGCTACCAACATCGGCAGGCCAGATAATTCTGAATCGGACACCGCGCGTATTTGCGCTGACCGTCCACTCTGAATTCAGAACAACTGGCTCATTAAGCTGCAATCGCGTTGCGTATGTGCCGATTCCGGTCGTTGCTACAGCACCATCTTTGTCGATGAAGCCCATATGCAGACCAACGCTTGCTGCGCCGCTTACAGAACCTGATTTAAGCGTGATCGTGCACGTGCAGCGTAGTTTTTCGCCGCCGAAAACTGGAATGAAATTCTGGTCCGCGTTACTCCTCCAGTTTTCTGTATTTACAGTGACTTGCGATTCATTCGCACCTCCCTTGGCGACTAAAACACCAACGCCTTCCGAGCCAGAATATCTGGCCATCGTTGCAATTCCAGATGAATACCAACTTCCATCTGAAAGATTTGCGAAATCCGGATCAGGAACAAGGTTCGCCCAATCCGCAACAACCAAATGCTTTGCCGTGATCGCCTGCGCAGCAATTTGCGTTGCAGTGATCGCGCCCGCCGCCACTTTGACCGTTGTGATTGCATTGGCCGCGATGGTGTTGGTCGTCACCGCGTCGGTTGCAATCTTTCCTGCGACAACGGAATTGGCCGCAAGCTTCTCGGCGGTGATAGCGCCCACCGCGATGGCGGCGGCCGTCACGGCGTTGGCGCCGATCTTGTCGGCGATCACCGCGCCGGTGGCCAGCTCTATCGCCGTGATCGTTCCCGCCGCGATCTTGCCCGCCGTAATTGCAAAAGCGGCAATCTTGGTGGCGGTGATGGCCCCATCAACGATCAATTCGCCGCGCGACATTTCCGTCACGCGCAGCATGTTGCATTGAACCTCTACTGGAGTTGTCGCCAGATAGTTCATATACGCGCCTAGCGTACAACTAACAGATCCGGCAGGGATTTTTGCTTCGCCGTTCGGACCGACAGTTATTGCGTGACGCGTCCACTTTGTAGATGTAGGCGCCGCACCAGAGCCGTATTTAGGCCAATAGTAATTACCAGCAGCATTGTTTGCTACCGGCCATCCCGATCCACTGACAGCAGGAATAACAACGCCATTTCCATCGAAGAATCTTGCTGCCGCGAACGCATAGCCATTGGTTTCATCGAGCGCCCGACACCAGAATTCAAACAAGTATGTTTTACTTGCGTCGATCAGGAATTTGTTGTTATTAATTATCGAGTTTGATGATTTCGACGTATACCATGCATTTGGACCAACAGCGCCATCTGCAATTGGTTTAACTTGGATATTTGAATTACCCCAAAACGAAGCGTCCTCGAACATCGGATCAATGTTGATCGCCGATGTGTCGGTAATTGCAAGTTTCGAGGCGGTAATGGCCTGCGATGCTATTTGCGTCGCCGTCACAGCCCCGGTGGCAATCTTTGCGCTGGTGATCGCACTTGCAGCAATCGTGTCCGCAGTAACCGCGCCCGCCGCCAGTTTTGCCGTAGTTACGGCGCCCGTGGCGATGGCCGTGGCCGTGACAGAATTGGCCGCCAGCTTGTCCGCGACGATTGCGCCGACGGCAATGGCCGCCGCCGTGACAGATCCAGCCGCAAGCTTCGGCGTGCTGATGGCGCCGTCCGTGATCTGCGTGGAGACGATCTGCCCCGTCAACTTCGCGGCGCTGATGGCCGCGAGCTGCGCGTCCGTGAGCTGGCCCGTCAGATCGACGGCGGGCACGGTCGCCGTGTACTTCGAGCCGTCCCACCGATACAGCTTGCCGCCAAAGACGATGGCCGAGGTGGTCTTTGCCGCGGGCAGCGTGCTGCCGGAAACGATGCCAACAGGTTCCACGCCGTTGGCAAATTTCGTGGCGTCAATCGCGCCGGTGGCAATGGCCTTGGCGGTCACCGCGCCCTGCGCGAGCTTGCCCTCGTCCACCGCGCCGGCGGCGATCTTCTTGACCGTCACCGCGTTGTCTGCGAGTTGCGACTCCAGCACCGTTCCGGTCAAATCGGTAGCCGGCACGGCCGCCGTGTACTTCGAGCCGTCCCACCTGTACAACTTGCCGCCAAAGACGATGGTCGCGGTGGTCTTGACCGTGGGCAGCGTGCTGCCGGAAACGATGCCGACCGGCTCCAGGCCGCTGGCAAACTTTGTGGCGTCAATCGCGCCGGTGGCAATGGCCTTGGCAGTCACCGCGCCTTGCGCGAGCTTGCCTTCGTCCACCGCGCCGGCGGCGATCTTCTTGACCGTCACCGCGTTGTCGGCCAGTTGTGCCTCCAGCACCGTTCCGGTCAGGTCGGTGGCCGGCACGGCCGCCGTGTACTTCGAGCCGTCCCACCTGTACAGCTTGCCGCCAAAGACAATGGTCGATGTGGTCTTCGTCGTCGGCAGCGTGCTGCCGGAAACGATGCTCACGGGCTCCGTGCCGGCGGCAAACTTCGTGGCGTCGATCGACTTGTCCGCGAGTTGCGGCGCGCCGACCGATCCCTTGGCCAGGTTGCCGGCTTCGACGATGGCCTGCCCGAGGTCGCTGTTTCCGATCTTGCCGACGGTGACGTTGAACGGTCCGGCGGCGGCGCTGGATTCAACGCCGTCGTTGGACAGGTTGACCAGCCACAGCCGCCAGGACGTGCCCAGCGCGGCGGCAAAGGAGGTGACCGGCCCGCGCGCTTCGGCCACCACGCGCGCCGCGCCGCGCCCAGGGTTGGGCGCCTGCGCGGTGACTTCGACGGCATAGATGCGCGTGGTCTGGTGGCCGTTGCCTTCGATGTAGTCCGGAACCTTCCAACTGACGACGACGCTTGCCAGCGCGGAGGTCACCTCCACGCCCGTGGGCGCGGGCGGCGGGGTGAGGTCGGGCACATAGCCCTCGCCAAAGTTCTCCAGCAGCTCGATGCGGTAGATCAGCATGCCGTCGGAAAGCACGCCGCTGCGGTTGCGCGCACGCAGCGCGAAGGTCCACAGGCCGGCTTCCGGACGGCTGCTCTCAAAGCCGCTGGTGTAGTAGCCCCCATCGTCCAGCGGGCGCATCTGCTGCCAGTCGATGCTGGCCGGCGTGCCGGCGATGTAGCGGATTTCCGCGCCGGCCAGGTCGGCGGGCGGCTTGACCGACGTGTACGCGAACGAGAACTGGCGCATACCGCCGTCCCGCTCGGACACCACGAAGGTGTCGTAATTGCGCGGCGGCAGCGCCTTGGCAGCCACGGGCGTGACGTCGCTGTAGGCCCAGGCGCTCACGGTCTCGATGACCGACAGGGCGCGCACGCGCACGATGTAGTCGCCCGAATAGGCGTTGGTGATGTCCACGCTCCGGGTCGGCGTGCGCGGCATGCGCACCCAGTCGGACTGCGAGCGCCGCCATTCCACGTCGTAGTACGCGGCGCCCGCCACGGCCTGCCAGGACACGACAACGGTGGTGTTCAGCGCGCCGTCGTCGGACGTGATGCTGCGGGCCTGCACGGCAATGCCCATCGGCGTGGGCAGCACCTGCGCCGGAACCACGCAGGTGGGGCGCTCCGGCAACTGCACGTCGGCATCGATGGCGGCGAACTTGCCCGGCTCATGCTGCACCGCCGTCACATCAAACGTCAGGCCCTCGCCTTCGGTGATGCCGACCACGGTGTAGAGCTGCGTCGCCAGATCGCGCGCGTCAATCGCCCAGGCGCTTTCCGGCGACGGCGCGGCATCGAAAGCCGGCGCAACGGTGACGTGCCGCACGCCGTCCTGCACGCGGCTGGATGCAACGCGCCGCGACTGCGCTACGCCGCTGCCCAGAATCACGGTCAGCGTGTCGCCGGCGGCGACGGCGGTATCCGCGTCCAGCGCCACATCGGTGGCGGTGGCGCTTTTGACGCGCCCGCCCAGGCGGCGCCCGGCGCGCGCACTGTCGGCCACGCGGATCACCTGACCAGGCGCGCACAGCGTGCCGTCCAGGCCGACGGAAAAGCTGACCGAATCGGTCTCCCGCCGCGCGGTCAGCAGCGCCCACTGGCCGACACGGCGGGCCTGCGCCTCGCTGGTGCAGCCGAAGGCCGAGATTTCGACCTGGCGAACGCCGTAGCGGGCCACCGATTCGTCGTCCTGCACATAGACCACTTTTTGGCGGCCCATGTCGGTCATGTCGTTGTAGCTGACCAGTGCTACTGTGTTGCGATCCTTGAGGCGGCTGCCGGTGTAGCTGAAACGCCCGCCGATGACGTTCGCCTGGGTGTAGGTGTAGACCGGGTCGCGCGGCATGTCGGCCACGGGCACGACTGCGCCCGCCGCCCAATAGGCCATGCCGCGAAACACGCCGCACAGGTCTTGCAGCACGCGGGTGGCGTCGCCGCGCTTTTGAAGGTACACGTTGCAGGTGAAGCGCGGTTCCTGGCCGCCACGGCCGTCCGGCACCAGCTCATCACAGTAGGCGCCGATCCGGTAAAGCGCCCACTTGTTGATCCAGGCGGCGGGAATGCGCTGGCCCAGGCCGTAGCGCTCATTCGTCGCCAGGTCGTAAAAAATCCAGGCGGGGTTGTTCGTCCAGGCCACCTTGAACGTGCCGTCCCAGATGCCCGCGTAGACGCGCGTCTGCGGGTCGTAGTTGCTGGGGACGCGAATGATGCGCCCGCGCAGGTGGTAGCAGCGCGTCGGTATGCTTTTGAACTGGCTGGCATCGACTTGCAGGCCCACAAGGGCAGACATCGGGTAACGCAGCTTGGCGTCGATGATTTCGCCGATGCTGTCCACCACCATGGTGTCCGACACCGCCGTACTGTTGGCGTTGGGCGTCAGACGGCGCACGCGCACGGTCCAGCCGGTTTTGGCCTCCGGCAGGTCAATGCGGTGCGTGCGGCGGTAGCTCTGCTGCGCCTTGCCGGACATGGTGGCGTTGACCAGTTCGACCCATGCGCCGCCGTCCGTTTGCAGGTCGATCGCGTAGTCGATGGCGTAGCCGTTGATGTTGCCGGTAGCGGTGTCGGCCTTGGACAGCCCGTTCACGCCCAGCGTCAGGCGCACCGCCGACAGGTTCAGGTTGCTGACGGAACGCACCCAGGGCGTGCCGGACTTCAGCTCAGCGCCAACGGCCGCCATGGATTCCGCCGCCGGGAACCCGGCGATCACGTCCTGATCCTGCGTGCCGGCGCGGAAGTCCGCTTTCACGCCCTCGAAGTTCATGCTGCCGTCGGCGTTTTGCAGCGGCGTGTTGTCCAGGTAAATGGAGCGCAGGCCATCGACCGGGCCGGCAATCTCACCCTCGCTCACCAGGTCCAGCACGCGGGCGTAGCTTGTGCTGTGCAGGCTGTCCGGCGATTCCACCGGACCGCTGCCGCCGGCGCCGCTCTTGCCGCCACCGTATCCGCGCAGGCACCAGCCGCCGCGCACCGCCAGCGGCTGGGCATTGTTGTTGTCGGTCATTGCTGGTCTTCGGAATAAACGCCCGCGCTGATCGTGGCCGAGCCGACGTACAGATCGCCATAAAGCACGGGGACGGGATTGCCTTGCGCGGTGGTGTTCACCGCGCCGTTGAAGTTGTAGGAAGCGCCGTTGTCCGGGCCGTCCTTGGTACTCAGGCCCTTCTGCTGCGGCGACAGCATTTGCATCACGCCGCCAATCGCCAGCGCCGCGCCAGCCAAGGCCACCATGCCGGCAGCACCGCCCGCCGTGATCGACGCCGCCAGCGCGGCCCAGGTGGCGCCTGCTGTGAAAAACCCGGCTACCACCATGGCCACGCCGATGACGACACTGAACAGGCCGGATCGCTTGTTTCCTTGCACCATGGGCGCGATGCGGATGTCCTCGCCGCCAGCCGGATCGCACAGCCGCTCTTCCGCCAGGTTGCGCTTGCCGATAAAGCAGGCGTAGCCCACGCCGCGATCCTTGGAAGTCATCAACTCGCGCTCGAAGCCGGGCAGCAGCGCGATCAGCGCCTGCACGGCCTCGGCGCAACTGGCAACGGCCAGCCGGTGCACGCGCCCGAACTTCGCGCCCAGCGCGCCGTACAGGCGCACGGTGCGCAGTTCAGACGAAAAAAAACCCGCCGAAGCGGGTTGATGTGTATTTAATGTTGCTGTCATGGCTTGAAATCCTTGTGCCGAACCACCGCGCGGGTAACCTCCTGCCAATACCCGCCGTAGACCACGCGCTCCGACAGCCGCCCATACAGGTGGTGAAGCATGGCGTTGGGCACGGGGTGCAGGCCGGGCGCTTCGGCCAGCGGGCGGTTGCCGAGGTAGATGCCGGCGTGGTTTGCGACCGGCGCGCGCACCGACATCAGGATGCCGTCGCCCGGTTGAATCGGCGCGCCATCGGGCACGCGCTCGAAGCCGGCCTGGGCGAAGCCCTGCATGTACAGGTCTTGACCGCGGCCCCACCAATCGTCCGCGCGCTCGAAGTCGGGCAGTTCGATGCCGGCCTCGCGCGCGTACCAGTCGCGAGCAAGCGTGTAGCAATCCAGCGTGCCGTGGAAAAACTGCCGCCCCAGCAGCGGCGCCCGCCAGCCGGTGGGCGCGAAACGATGCACTTCCGCCACCGCGCCATCGCGCACCGAAACAATCACCCAGGGCAGGCCCGTGGCCTCGCACGCCGCCAGGTCGCCCTCGCTGGGCTGGGCGCTGGCGTCGGGGTGGCTGTGCACCACGGCCAGCACCCGGCCCGCGTCTTCGGCCCGCGCCCAATCGTCGGCGCACATTCGGAATGATCCCGGCTCGCGCTCCAGGTTGGCGCAAGGCCGGTATTCCTCGCGCCGCCCCACGGCCACGACCAGGCCGCAGGACTCGCGCGGATATTCGGCCAGCGCGTGGGCGCCAATGGCCGCCAGTGTTTTCTTATAGAGCACCTCAGTACCCCCTCAGAAGGTCGGCAGCCGGGAAGCCGCCGAAGTTCAGTATTTGGTATTGCCCGAAGCGTTTTTCGCAGTCGGACACCCGACCGCCGCACTTGTCCAGGGTCGGGTCGGTCACTGGCTTGCCGTCGCGGTCGAACATGGCCGCGCCGGTGTAGTTGCAGTACGGCCCACGGTAGCCGCCATTGGACAGCCAGGCGCAACTGCTGGCCTGGATCTGCCGCGCCGGCAACTGCACGCCATCGAAGTCCAGCGCCGACCGCAGCTCGAACTCCACCGTTTCGCGGTCTTCGCGCGTTTTTGCTTCGACAAGCCAGATCTCCGGCGGCAGTTCCTCATTGGGGTCGGCGGCGGGGTTGCCGCCGGCGAAGTTGGCAGCATCCAGGTATTTGCCCAGCGTGCGCCGACGGATCACGCGCGCGCCCACCAGGTCGGCCAGCGCCATGCACAGCGCGGTCACCACGCCGGGCATTTGGTTGCCGTCGGCGTCCTGCCCGATATTGCCCACGCTCAGCTTGGGCGATGGCTGCTGGCCCGTGCCGATGCGGGCAAACCCGTCGGCCTGAATTGCCCATGGGCTGTATTCGCGGCCCTGCCAGTAAATCGGGCCAGCCTGCGGGTAGCCGTGGAAACGCAGCACATCGCCGCCGATTTGCGTGGCGTCCAACTCGAACAGTTGCACCAGTTCGCCGGGGGCGAGGCCCTGAATGTCGGAGGTGATCATGGTTGATAAACCTGTACGAAGGTGGCGGACAGCTCATAAACGCCGCCGCCGATGGCCGTGAGCTTGTAGCCCTTGTCGCTGCGGTACACGCCCGCCGCGCCCATGGGCGGCGTCCAGGCGAACCGGCGCCAGCTCCCATGCCGGCTGAGAAAGTCGCGGATCGGGCCGACCTTGGCGAGGTTGCCCACGAACGTCAGCGGCCAGGACTGCTCCTCGGCGTTGATGCCGTCGGCGGCGGCCTGTTCGTAGCCGTCACCGAATTTGGCCGTCAGCACGCGGTGGTTGATGTCGCCCTGCGCTCCAATGCGCGCGCTCCAGGTGAAGGTTTCAAGCATCAGGCCCTCCCATTGGCCCAGGCCCACAGTCGCCCGCCGGGCCGTTGTTCTCTGGTGATGATTTCCTGCACCACGGGCGTAATGGCCCTGGACAGCGTGCTGCCCATCGACGCCAGCGCCTCCGGCGAGGCCGCCGTGCCGCCGCCCGCCGACGTCACGCTGACGGGCACGTTGACCGTGACGCCGCCGTTGCCAGCGCCGACCGCGTTGCGCGCGACGGCCGGCACCACGCCCACCACGCCCCCATTCGCGTAACCTCGCAGACCGGCGTGCATGCCGTTGCGCATGGCCTCCACCACGCCGACGCCGCCCGCGCGGGCAATGTCGGACTGGCTCCACACCACTTCGCCCCTGTGCACGAAGCCGGCGACGTCATATTTGCCGCCAGGCCCGGTGTAGCCGCCGTCGGCGAAGCCGTCTTGATTGCGGATCGCGGCAACGCGGGCCATGCCGCCAGCGATGGCAGCAGCAGCAGCGGCAACGCCCAGCGCGGGACCAACGTAAGGGATGCCCGCCATGGAGGCGTAGGCCGCTTGCGCGGATTGGTAGGTCTGGATGATGGTCTGCGCGATGGCAGCGGCCTTCATCGCGGCCAGCATTTCCTTGTTCTTGACGCCAAACTGCTTTGCGAAGGCCGACAGGTCGTTCGCCATCTGACCGAATCCACCAGCCATGGTGGTCAGCATCAGATCGGACTTGGCCCGCTCGATCTGCGCCATGCGGTCGGCATGTTCCTGCGCGAATTTCTCCTGGTCGTCCCAGTAAGCCTTTTGGGTGATTTTTTGCTGCTCCAGCGCCTGCTGCAAGCGCTGGAGCTGAGCCGCATACCGATCTTTTTCTTTCTGCCCCTCGGCGTCATAGCGGGCCGATTGATCGTCGAACTTGCCGCCAGACAGCGGACTCACGTCGCCCTTGATCCACGCCTCTACATCGTTGCCGATGCCGAACGCCTTGGCACGCGCGTCCTGAATCGCCAGCGCCGCCGTTCCGGCGTTGATGTGACCTCCGGCCAGCAGCTCGTTGATGTGTTCCTCTTCCTTGGCCAGCTTTTGCAACGGCGAAAGCATCGCATCCGTAAGACGCCGACCTTCCTCGCGCAGTTCGTTCTGGCGCTTCAACATGTCGGCGCCGGACTTCTGGAGGTCGGCGATGACGGCGAGGCGCTCGGCCTCGGCGGCTTGGCTTTTGCTTGCGAATTGGACCTGACCGGCCTGCATGTCGTAATGCAGGCGCTCGACGTTTGTCATCTCACGCACGCCGGCGGCCATTTCGCGCAGCTTGCGGATGTAGTCGCCAGCTTGCTTGGCGGCCTGCTCTCGGCTGCGCTGGGCGGCTTCTTCCGCTTTTGCACGGGCTGCGGCGCCGGTGGCGTCGGGAGCGCTGCCCAGCGTCGGCTTCGTGAAGCCTGTGGTCTTTTGGGGCGGCGGCGCATTCTGCGCATCGCGGATCATGTCGGCGCGCAGCTTGCGCAGGCGCTCCAGCTCATCGGTGGCTTGCTTTGCCGATGCGGTCAGCACGGCAAGGTCGTCACCCCACTTCGGCGCCTTGATCCTTGCATTGGCAGTTGCGAGTCTGCTCGACCAATGGTCTATTTTTTCGTCAATTTGACCGATTACATCGTCCGAGCCGTGAAAGAACTGTGCGACTGCAATACCAAGTCCAGTGCCAACCTGATTCGTGAATTCGGCGATCTTCGCAATGCCCTCAATGACCTTGGCAGTCAAAGTAATCACCGCGCCGGTGATAGAATTGAACGCCGCCCGAGTTTCCTCGCTGCCAAGCGTGGCTGTCAGGTCGTTCACGGCCTGGGTAGCGCCAGGCAAGGTGCCTCCGTCCGCCGTCATCAATTTGCTGAGCTGATTTTTCAGCGCATCGATCGAACCACCGAAAGTTCCGCGCGCAGCCTCAGCGGAACCGCCGTAGGCGGATTCAAGCGCATTCAAAATGATGGTTTGCGCCTGGGCCGTCTTTCCAGTGGCCTGCAATTTCTCGACCAGCGCCTTTTGGTCATCCGTGAATTTCGGCAGTTCGGATCGCAGCGCGGTCAAACCATCCTTCGGGGACTGGAGCGCGCGCCCGATTTTGTCCATCGCTTCGGGCAGTTCCATTCCCGTGCGTGCCGCCATGTCCATTGCGGCTTGCAGTGCCAGCGGTACTTCTTTCCCCGTGATGGACGTGAACTTCAGCAGGCGCGTCTGCGCCTGGTTGATCTGCCCCTCGCTGAACGTGGTGCTGGACGACATGGCCCCGGCCATTTCGTTGAGCTTCTGGGCGCTCCAGCCAGCGGATTCCCCGGTTGAGCGCAGCACCGCAGCGAGATGTGCCTGCTCTTTTTCGGTCTGCCTGGTCTCCGAGATGATCGTGCCGATGACGCTTCCGATGGTGATTCCGGCAATGCCGGCAGAGATGGCCTTGCCGACGTTGTCCCAGCTCTTCTCGATGGCCTTGGCGCGTGCATCCAGCTTGCGCTGCATGTCGCGGGTCTTGCTGTCGGCAACGCGCTCGGCCTCCGTCATGCCGGAGACAAAGCCGCCGAGCTTGGCAATCAGGTCGATCGTGAGCGTGCCAAGTTGACGTGCCATTTTTTAGTCCATAAAAAAACCGCCCGAAGGCGGCTTATTTGAAAAGGATAGCTCAGAATATATTCTTTTGTTTCGGCACATCATCTTTCGATGACAAGAAAATGCTCAGGCTGTACATGACTGTTTCACCGGTATGTCCGTATCTAAGATTGACTGGGCACATATTAATTGAGAACGCGCTCAATCTAGTCGTTACGTTGTTGACTCCGATACTTTCCGTCCATTTATTTACGATATCAATTTGCTTTAATTTGAAATTGGCGCCATTTCTATAAATGCAATCTTCTTCTTTGCTGCTGTCGGTTATTTCTGGTTTGCCATATTTTTCTGAAATTTGCTTCTTCATGGATATTAGCGTTGATTCATTCGCAATTGTTACGAGAATCCGCGCAAGCATTCCATTTTTGAAGCTGAATTCTGAGCTAAGAGGCTTTGTTTCGTCGGGTATTATTATATTTCCAGTGAATTTATCAACTCCGGCGCTTGGGGTTTGACCGTTTCTGTATTCATATGGAGATAAAGCACCGTCGATGCGGACACCGTCACCTTGCGTCAACGACTCAAGCGCGTCTTTCGTCATGCCGATTTTGATTGGGCCAAGACCCGTTGGACCTGCTGACCATGCGGACGATGAAACCGCAATCATTGACACGACCAATAATTTCTTCATAGATGATCCCTCCTGTTGGTTGGATCATCATAGTCTCACATCTTCGCTGCGGCGCCCTCACGTCCACGCGCGCATCGCCTCTTGCAGCGTGATGGGCTGATCGCCGGCGCCGTACTGCGGCACAAAGTCCTCGAACTTCGGCCCGCCCGCGCCGGGCTTGCGCGGCACGGTGCTGTTTACGGTGTAGGCCACCAGGGCGGCGGCGCGGTCCAGGCGCGGGTGCAGGTTCAGCGGGCCGTGCAGCTCGCGGTACTTGAGCCATGCCAGGTATTCCGGGTAGCTGATGGCCGCCTTGGCCCGCGCAATGGTGTTGCCGCCGATGCCGGCCAGCACGAATTCGTGCCAGACCAGCTCGGCGGCCGTCAGGTCTTTGGGGCGGAGTTGACCTCGTTGATGGCCTTCACCATGGCCCAGGCCAGCGACGGGTGCAAGTTGTACGCCTGCTCGTAGCTGAGCCGTTCCTTGCCGTCGGCGCCAAGGCGCACGCACATGCTGATCATCTGCGCGCCGCCTCTACGTTCCGCAACGTCGTTGAGAGATTCCTCCACCTCACCAAAGGATTGGCGCGCAACCATGATGGTGGAGCTGACCGCCTTCTTTGCGCCGGGCGGTTTCCACTGGATGGTTTTTTCGACCGGCGTTTCGTCCACGAAGCCGCCCTGCTGCTGGAGCTGGTCAATGCTGATCATGCGGCGCCCCCGGCTTTCTTGACGATCCAGCGCGACTTGCTGCTGCGCTTGATGGTGATGACGCCCTGGATGGGGTCGCCGCCGACCTCGAAGCCGTCGAACTTGAAGCCCTTGATGTGCCCGGTCCAGACGTTCCAGGTTCGGGTGGGCGGCAGGTCGAACTCGAAGCCGCCACCAGTCTTGCCCTTGGCGTCTTGCATGCCGTCGGACCAGCCCAGCGCCCACAGCAGCCGCGCTGGCTGGTCGCTGAATTGCTCCAGCCGAACGTGGCCGGGGTTGGCCGGATCGATGCGGACGGTGATGGAGGCGTCGCCCGGCGTGTTGAGGCCGGGAATGAAGGTGTGGTCGTTCAGCTCTTCCAGGCAGGTGTCTTCATGATCGTCGCGGGTGTCTTCGCCCATGTCGGTGGAGATGGCGCAGTCGATCTTGATGACCTCGTACTTGGCCGGGTCGGCGGCGGTGGGCGCCAGCGCGTAGAGCTGGGTCCCTTGGGGGAGGATGCGGCCCATGAGGGTCCTTTCAAAAAACAATGGCCGCGCTGCGGCGGCCATGGGTTGAGAACTGATGCGTTCAGCGGCTGGTGTTCCAGTCGGTGTCGAACGAAATGCGGTACAGGCGGGTGTCGGTGTCGCGCGGGAACTTGCGCCACGATGTGAGGTAGCAGTGCGGTTCGATGGCATCGCGCAGCGCCTCGGCGGCGGCTTCAGTGCTGTCCGCCGTCTGGCCCCAGACGTCGATTTGCAGCGTGCGGCGGTCGCTGGCGGGACGGCCCGCGAGGACGTTGTCCGGCCCGCCGCCGATTTGCAGCCAGGTGCCATACGGGTAGGCCACGGTGGCGTCGTCGTTTTCGCCCCAGGGGTAGAGGCGCGGCTCTGGCGCGCCCAGCAGGGCCAGCACTTGGTCGCTGGCCTTGGCGGCGGTGTAGAACGGGTCGGTCATTTCAGCTTGTCCACGGCGCGGGTGATGGCCTTGTCCAACTCGGCGCCAAACACGTCGATGGCCTGCTGCCCGGCCTGCTGCGCGGCAGGCCGCAGGAAGGGCTGCGGCGCCACCAGGCCACCGCCCTTTTTGGCGTGGCCAAGCTCAATGAGGTGCCAGTGCGGGGTGTTGCCGCCGGCCCCTTCGTCCGGGTTGCCCTTGGGGATGCGGCCTTTTTCCGTGCCGACGCCGACGGACACCATCATGTCGCCGGTGCGCCGGTGGTAGCGGCTGCGCCAGCGCTGGATCATGTTGTCGGCGATGCGGCGCCCGGTGGCCGCGTCATCGATGCGCAGCGCGTTGGCCGCCGCCTGTTCGCGCACCACCCGGGCGGCCTTGCCGAGCGCCGAGCGCGCGGGCTTGAGCCGCAGCTCCTTGGGCAGTGCCCGCAGGCGCTGGAGCAACTGGTCGGCGCCGGTGAGCTTGAATTGAACGTCAGCCATCGTTGGTTCCTTCGGAGCATGGGCAGGTCTGGTATTCGCGGCCACTGCCCTTGTCGGGCAGCACGCCCTCGATGTTGTAGACCCGGCCCTGGTGGACGAAGCGCATGCCGTGGGTCACGCGGGCGTCGCGCCGGGTGACGATGCGCACGGTGACCTTGGACTGCTGCGCCGCCGCCGCGATGAATTCGCGGGCGCTGAGCGGTTCGATGCTGGCCCAGAGCTTGACGACGGGTACCCAAGCGTGGTTCACGGCGCCGGTGCCGGGGTTGCGCGCCGTTTCGCGCCGCTGCAAGCTGACCAGGTGGCGCAGGCTGCCGGCGGCGATCATTCAGACGGGCTCCCGTCGAGGAAGGTTTTCCAGCCGTCAATGGTGGCGTCGTCGATCGACGCTCCGGCCTCATCCGCCAGGGTGCTGATCATTTCCGTCACCGCCGATGCCAGATCCGCTATCGCGTGCGCCTGTTTCTGCAAGGCTTGCACCAGGCTGTTGATGGCCAGCGTCTGCTGGTGCAGCAGGCGCGCCGTGTCCGGCGCCGGTTCCAAGGATGCTTTTTGCTCGTTCATATGCCAGGTCTTTCATCTTGCGCAGCCATTCGCGGCGCGCTTCGCAGGCGGTGCAGGCCATGTTCAGGCTCCCATGCGCCGCAGGGGCAGCAGGCAGGCCCGCCAGCCGGTGGGCAGGCGGGTGACGATGCCGGCCACGACTTCTTCGCGGTTGGCGTACAGGTCGCCCAGAATCAGCAGGATGCCGGCGCGCACCGCGTCGTCGGCCACCATGGGCGCCGGGCCGGGGTCGCCGGCGGCGCTGGCGGCCTCCAGCTCGGAGCGGCTGGCGTACACCGCGCGGTCGAGGAAGGCCAGCGCCATGGCGGTGGCGGCGTTGAGCTTGAGCTGGATGTCGGCGTCTTCGTCGTCGCCGACCACGCGCAGGTGCTGCTTGGCCTGTTCCAGGCCGACGATGGGCGCGGGTGCGCGGTGTTTGCGGGCCATGCGGGGTTCCTTTCAATCGCCCGCCGTGCACACGTGTGCACGGCGGGCCGGCGCTGCGGCGGGTGGATCAGGACTCGGCGCTCGGCGGCATGGGCTGCACGCCCTCGAAGCCGCCTTTGACGAAGGCTTCGGGCCGGTACACGGTCAGGCCCACGCGCTCTTCGCAGAGGATGGTGACCATGTTTTTGACAAAGTTGTCGCGGTCCTGGTTGCTGACGGTGATGTTGGCGTCTTCGCGGTCCCAGCCTTGCGCGCCCAGGGCGAAGGCGCCGACCAGGAAGGCGCCGTGGTCCATGCTGCGCGACGACACGATGGGACGGCCCCACAGGCCGGGCGCGGCCAGGCCGCGCGGGGTGGCGAACAAATAGGCGTTGTCGGCGGTCTTGGTCAGTTCGATCTGGGTCCAGTCGATGGGGTTGAGCACGATGCCGTCCGCCGTGTATTCGGCCAGTTCGGCCTGCAACATGGCAATGCGCAGGCGGTCGAGCATGGTTTCGTGCTGCACCGACACGCCGGGGTTAACGTAGGTGCTGGCCTGCGTCCAAAGGCCGTTGATGTTCAGGCCCTTGCCGTCGCCCTTGAGCAACTGCGCCTCTTCGCGCAGCTTCAGGCCGTACAGAAGGCGGCCATCGATGTAGCCCTGCAACATGCCCACGTCTTGCAGCACCTGCCGCGAGGCGCGAATCCAGTGCGCAATGGTTCCGACCTTGGCGCTGTCCAGATCGAAGCTGAGGTCGCTTTCGGGCTTGGGGTTGTCCGGGTTTTCCTTCACCATGTCGGCGCCGTTGGTGAAGCCGGTTTCGCGGACGTATTCGATGGTGTTGGAGGTTGTGCGCCCCCAGTTCAGCAGGTCGCGCAGGAACAGGCGTTGCTGCGGCGGCGCCACGATGCCAGGCAGGCGCTGCGGCTGGATCAGCGTGCCCGCCGAGCCGCCGTCGCTGGTGACGGCCGCGTGGATGGAGCCGACGCGCACCGATACCGCGCCCTGGATACTGGCGTTGAAACCGGTGATGGTTTCGTTTTCGACCACGATCTGTCCCAGGGTCCTGGGCCGGGCCGGTGCGCCGCCGCCGTTTTGCAGCGCGGCCAACGCCTGTTCGGCGGCCTTGATCTGGGCGCGCAATTCGCCCTGCTCGGTGAGGAGCTTGTCCACGCTGGCGCGGGTTTCTTCGGTGATCTTGCCGAAGGCTTTGACCTCTTTTTCGGTGCGCTCGGCGTGCGCCTTGAGCTGGTCACCGACCTTATCCAGGTTGGCGTTGAGTTTGTCGATGTCTTTTTGTTCGATGGGCATGGGATGGTCTTTCAAAGGATGCAAGTGAGGGATGCGGCCTTGGCCGCCGTCTGGCTGAAGTCGGCGTGCAATGCGCCGCGCTCGGCGGGGTCGCCCGCGCCGCTGCCGGCGGGATCGCCCGCGCCGGTCTTGATTTCCGAGATGAGGCGCATGGCCTCGGTTTTCGGCATGCCGCTGGCGCGCAGGGCCGATTCGATGCGCCGCGCCGCGTGGGCCTGCGCCCTGGCGCCGCCCTGGTTGTTGACGCCGTCGGAGGCCAGCAGGCCGTCGGCAAAACCTTGCTCGACCGCGCTGCTGCCGCCGATCCACGATTCGCCGTCCATGAGCTTTGTCATCGCCTTGACGTCGGCGCCGGTGCGGGCGGCATAGATGTCGGCCATGACGGCGTCGAACGGTTCCAGCCAGGCGGACAGCTCGCGCAGGTCGTTGCGGTTGCCTGCCGCCACGATCCACGCGTTGTGAATCATCAGGAAGCCGGCCCGCGCGATCTGCACGGTGTCACCTGCCATGGCGATGACGCTGGCCGCCGACGCCGCCAGTCCGAGCACCTTCACGGTCACATGGCCCTGATGCTCGCGCAGCAGGTTGTAGATGGCGATGCCCTCGAACATGTCGCCACCAGGACTGTTGACGTTGACGGTGACATCGCCCGGCCCAAGCGCGCGCAGGGCGCCGGCGATGCGCCGGGCGGTGACGCCCTCGCCCGTCCAGTAGTCTTGGCCGATGGTGTCGTACACGCTGATGGAGCGGTCTTGCTCGCCATCGGCGGCGGCGCGCAGGCCGGGGTTCCAGCGCTCCATGGCGCGCGGAAGGATTTCGCTGCGCACGCCGGTGGCCGGCCTGCCCGTGGGGGCGGCCGGCAGGGTTCTCATGCTCATGGTTCAGCCTCTTTGTGGCTCGTTGTCGGGTGAATCAAGGCCAAGCCACTGGCGCACGGCGGCGCGGGCCTGGGTGTCGGGGGCGGGCTGGCCTATGGAGTCCAGCGTGGTCATGGCGGACTGCACGGTGAGCACCGCCGCGTTGCCGCCCATGGGCGGCAGGTCTTCCAGCTCGCGCACTTCGTCGCGGGTGATCACGCCCTTATCGACCATGACGCCGTAGAACGCGGAGCGCGCGGCGCTGTCGGAGCGCAGCAGCCCTTCGACCGAAAACTTGGCGTAGTAGCGCAGGCGCTCGCCGGGCGTCAACAAATCCTTGCTGATGGCCTGCTCGATCCGCCGCAGCCACGGCCCCAGCGTGAACACCAGGAAGGTGATCATCTGCTGTTCGACCCCGCTGCCCCAACTGGTGGTTTTTTCGACGTGTCCGACCATGTGCGGCGGTACGCGAAACCAGCGACAGATTTCCTCCACGCTCCAGCCGCGCGACTCCAGCAGTTGCACGTCCTTGGGGTTGATGCCGATGGTCTTGGCTTCGATGCCTCCTTCCAGCAGCGGGGTTTTGCCCTCCTCGATCAGGCCCAGGACGTTTTCGCGGAATTGCTTGCGCTGATCGTCCTTGAGCCAGGTGGCGAAGGTGTAGTACAGGTTTTGCAACGCACCATTGCGAAACGCCCGGCCCGCCGCTTTTTCCGCCGCCGCCGCCTGGCCGAAGACCGCCGTGCCGTACTGCACCACGCTGACGCCGTTGATGCCGTCGATCGAGAAACCGGGCACGGTCCACACGCTGCTGGCGGGGATGATGCGCTGGCGGTTGGTGTTGTCGGTGTAGCGCCATTCGGCGACCACGCCGCCATTCCTGCGGTGCGGCATGAGCCGCTCCGGGTCGAGGAACGACAGGCCGACCAGGCGGCCATTGAAGATGAGCTTTTCCGCCCGCCCGGCGCCGCGCGTGAGCATGGCGGCGACCATGCTTTCCCAGAAGACGGACGCCGTAGCGTCGGGGTTGGGCACGTCGTGCAGGACGCTGTGCAGAGGGTGCTGCGGCGCGATGCGCTTGGCCTTGCCGTCGCGCTCATAGACGCTGAGCGGCAGGGTGGCGATGGTTTCGGCAATGAGCCGCACGCAGGACCAGACCGCCGATATTTGCAGCATGCTGCGCGGGTTGACGGAAACGCCGGAATCCAGGTCCACGCTGAAAACCGCCGCGCTGCCCGCCGCGTCGCTGATGCTGACGCTTCGGCCCAGCAGCGCATCGGCGGCGGCGCGCAGGCGGCCTGGGCGGCGCTGCTGGTGCTGTGGTGTTTTCATTGTGTTTACTTGGTTGTGGGCGCGGCGAAGAAGCCGTCGGCGTCGCCGGCGTCCGGCGTTTGCGCCAGCGCCCGGCCCAACGCCATGAGCATGGCAATCGGGCCATCGATCTTGTTTTCGGCGCGCTCCTTTGTCGGCGCCATCAGCTCGTTGAACTTGCTTTGCTTGACAACCAGGTTGCTGACCATCCAGGCCATTACCGGGTTGCCGTCATGCACCAGCTTGCCTTCGCGCACCATGTTTTCCACCTGGATCAGCGCCGGCGTGAAGAAGATGCTGCGCTGGGTGATTTCGATCAGCGGCAGCCCTTCCTCGATCAGCTTGCCGGCAAAGTACATGGACAGCGCCGGGTCAAAGGCGATTTCCTGCACGTCCCATTGCTGGCAGTAGTGGCGCAGGTCGTCGGCGACGCGGTCGAAGTCGGTCAGGTCGCCGGGCGTCACTTCCACGTGGCCCTGCCGCGCCCAGCCGCTGAGGTGCGCGTTGCCGCTTTCCTGGATCGCAAGGTCGTTCAGGTACAGCCTGATGCACAAGCCCCATTTGCCGTCGCCCATCTGCCAGGCGATGGCAAGCGCGGCGAAGTCTTTCTTCTGCGCCAGATCCAGGCCAATGTAGACCTTGGCGCCGGGCGGGATGCTTTCCAGCGTGGCGCGCTCGCGCCCGCATCGCTCCCACGCCCTCATGTCCATCCACGGGCTTTCGCCGCTTACCCAGACGTTCAGGCGCTTCGTAAGGAAGTTGTTGAGCGCCGATGGCATGGCCTCGGCCTTGCGGGCCTGCGCCGCCATTTCGTCGGGCAGCACCGATTTGCCGAAATTCGGGTTCGCCTTCGGCCACACGGACGGGTCGAACGGATCGTCTTCATCGTCGATGGTGAAGATCATTCCGAACACGCGATCGTCCTGAATCACCTTGTCCAGAATTTTCGTGATGTGCGTGCGACGTTCGTAGCAGATGCCTGAGCGGTCGGTACCGGCGGTGGTGATGGTCCACAGCAGGGATTGCTCGCGCGCGCCGCGCGCGGTGTCGATCACGTCATAGACGGCGCGGGTTTTGTGAGCGTGCAGTTCGTCCAGCAGCGCGAAGTGCACGTTCAGTCCATCGAGCGTGCTGCCCTCGGCGGCCAGCGGCGCGGCTTTACTCGCGGTGTGCGCCACCGTCAGGCTGTGCTGCATGATCGCAACGCCGAGGTAGGTGCGCAGGTCGGGCGTGCGCTCGGCCATGACGCGGGCATCGTCGAACACGATGCGCGCCTGGTCGCGGGTCGTCGCTGCGGTGTAGCACTCGGCGCCATGCTCGCCGTCAGCTGCCAGCATGTACAGCAGCAGGCCCGAACCCTTGGTGCTCTTGGCGTTTTTGCGCGCCACCTCCTCGTACACCTCCAGGAACCGGCGCAATCGCGTTTCTCGGTGTACCCAACCAAAGACCGTAGTGAGGATGAAGCACTGCCACGGCTCGAGCTCGATCAGCCGACCCTCTCTCGCCCACTTCCCCTTGATGTGCGGCAGCAGTTCGATAAAGGCGCAAGGCCGCGCGGCGGCAGCTTCGTCAAACACCCAGGGCCAGTCGGCGCCGGGTTCGCGCAGCAGATCGTCAGCTTGGCGCTGCACGGCCAAGCGCGTCCACTTACAGGACGCAATACGCCCATCCAGCACGTCGCGCATGTATTGCTGCGCATGCTGGATATAGGGCAGGGTCATCGTGCCGAGTTGACGAACATGGAAAAGCTGGGTTTGGCTTCGGGCTTGGGCTCGATGCCTGGCAGCGTGGGCTGCACGTAGTTGCTTGCCTGAACTCGACCGCGGGCGGCTGGGCTGAGACCGAAGTGCATCAGGTAGCGGTTGAGCTGCTCGCGGTGTTTGCCAATCAGCTGCACCAGGACGCTTTGCTGGGCGTAGCCGCTGGGCGTGACCGCATGGCTGGCCCGGTACACCGCATCGGGGTAGTCCGCGCCATCGGCCACCAGGCGGGCGACCTGACCATTGAACGCGGTTTCAAGTTCAGCCAGCCGGCCAGCGGCTTGGCAGTACAGCGCCAGCGCCGCGCGGTCCAGGCCGCTGATCAGGCCCAGTTCCTCCAACAACGGCGTGATGCGCTTCCACTCCTTGCGCGCTTCAACGCTCAGATGTTTCGGCGGGCTGGGCACCTCGATGCGTGGGTTGACGCCCGCCGCGAGGTCCAGCGGGCGCTTTCCGGCGTTGCCCTCCAGCACCCGAAGTGCCGGCGGCTTTGGCAGCGGCCCCCGTGATCCACTCATTACATCCCCTTCAGGGGTACCCCCCCCCTCAAAACCCGCGCACACAAAAATTTGGCGGGGGGCTCGGTTTCCGGGGGGAGGTCGGCGAACTTTTGACCTCCCCCCTCCGCCTTTTCCGGTCAGCTTCGCCAACCAGACCACGCGCGTCGGATTCCGCGCGCGCGCTCGACTTTGCTTTTGGCGTCGTGGCACTCGGCGCACAGGCCCTGCACGTTGCCATCAGCATCGTCACCGCCCTCCTCGAGCGAAACGATGTGATCGCGCTCGCTGGCCAGGGTGACGCGACCGTGGCGCTGGCACTCAGCGCACAGGGGCGCGCGGGCGAACAGCTCGGCGCGCAGGCGCTGCAACTTCCGGCCAGTGATGCGCTTGGCGGCGGTCGGTTTCTTGTCCCACACCGGCTTCGGGTGCTTCGGGCAGCGGCCCGTGCCGTCGCGCACCAGCACGCCGCAGCCCGGATGCGAGCACGGGCGAGGGGCAGCAGAAGGCAAGGCAGGCTCCAAAAGCAAAACCCCGACAAGCGCCTGCCTGCCGGGGTTTCCCGTTGCGCCTGAACACCAGACGCACCAATCACAAAGTAGCTGAAATGTAGCGAAAAAGGCCAGAACGTAAAACCCCTACGCCGCGCAGCGCGCCTGACGCGCGGCGGCCTCGGCGCGTCGCCGGGCAATCTTTTCGGCCTTGTCCTCCAGGAAGGCGGCAATGGCCACGTCGGCCTGCTCAAGATACGACTTGATGCTGGACTCGGATCGCTGCATGCGCCGCGCCGTGCCCAGCACGCCCAGGTCCTTGAGGTAGATGCAATCCAGCGTGACGTACAGATGGCCCTTGCCCAGCTTCAGCGCCGTCACCGCTTCGTCGGTTTCGCTGGCTTCATCGTCGAAGTGGGGAATGGCCGCGCCGTTGTAGCTGCCGCGCGACCACACATCCACGGCCAGGATGTTGCGCGAGTGAAAGCCCAAGCCGCTGTCGTTCTGTCGCGCCTTCCACAGCGCCCAGTTATCGAGCCGGCGCTTGATCCGTTCAAGCCGCGCCATGCCGCACCCCGCCTTCCGCCGCCGGCAGATCGCCAAACATGCACACGTGTGCACAGCCGAACTGCACCATGTTGCTCGCCACCAAATCCTGCGCCGCGCTACCGTTGAACGGCGTGCCCACCACGTGCCCGGCCTCCATGGCCCAGAAGCACATCGGTTCGCCGCGCAAGCCGCGCCGCACCAGGGCGTAGACGCCCTGTCCAATGGCGCCCGCTTCGGCCTTGATCGCCTCGTACACATTGGGCATCGCGGTCTTGATGGTGTGCAGGCCGCGCTGCACATCTGCCGCCGTTCGAGCGTTCTTTACTGCCGCCCCCTGCTGAGTGTCCATGCTGTCCATCCTTCCTTCTATAAAGCAAACGTGAGTGGGTGAGGTGTTGCGCGCGCGAGCGCGCTGTGCGCCTGCCTGCGCCCGCCCGCACATCCGTGGATGCGGCGCCCGTTCGTGGGCATTTGGGCAATGCAGCGGCTTCAACTCCGAAAAACAGGGAATTGAGGTAACCGATGGCATCCATGCAAACGCATGGACACCGTGGACACTGGGCACTACGTCATGGCGTCACGGGCAGGCCATCCCCGCCGCTGCGCCGCATTCCGCGCCCTCGTGGCGCGGACTGGCACCGTGGCGCGAATCACGCCTCCCCCACGGTGTGCGGCACAGCGCGTTTCAGGCGCTACGCGATCAAGGCAAGCCATCGGCTCAGAACGGCACAAAATCGGCGTCCTCAGCGATGAATTGCGCCGCCGCTGACGCGGCAACGGTGACGGTTTCAGCGGCCTGCGACGGCTGCGCGCCGGCTTCGCCGAACGCATCGTCTTCCGGGTGATCCAGGCCCAGCGGCTCATCGTTGCGCGGCCAGTTGGCAGGACGAAAGTAGCGCCCGGCGCGCACGCCGTCGATCTGCTTCTTGTGGTACGTCCAGCCCTGATGCTTGAGCCAGGCCGTGATCTGGCCCTGCAGGCCCGGCGGCGCCTTGGCCGCGTCCACGCCCAGCGCCTGCACCAGTTGCGCAATCGTCACATGCGACGCCTCGCAGTGCACGAAGCCGCCGGGTCCGGATGCGTTGGGATTAGGCTTGCGCGTGAGCACCGTCAGCAGCTCGGAATCGACCGCGGTTTCCACCAGGCGGCTTTCCTGCATCGGCACGAACAGCCGCGCCTCGATTTCCGGGTCCGGCCCGTAGGCCGCGCCCTGCTGGTACTGCGCGTAGGCTTCGGCCATCAACTGGTGGCGGTACTTCTGCACCCAGTCGGTGTTGATGCGGTGGCGCACGGGCACCGGCCAGAACCGGCGGTTGCCCGTCCGGTCGCGCAGATACGTGTCTTCGTTGGTCGTGCCCACCAGCAGGCATTGGCGCGGAAAGGCTTCGGCGATCTTGCCGTAGGCCACGCGGTAGCGGTCCACCTTGGAACTCACGAACGCCTTGATGGCCCCGACTTCCGATTTGCTGAAGTTCGCCAGCTCCGCCACCTCGTACAGCCAGACGCCCTGCACCTGTTCCTGCCCGTCCTTGCCGCGCCCGATTTCGAACTGCGTGTCGCTGTAGTACTCCGAGCCCGCCAGCACCTCCACCAGCGTACTTTTGCGCAGACCGCCCAACCCCTCAAGCACCGGCATGTAATCGAATTTGCAGCCCGGCTGCATGACGCGATTGACCATGCCCAACAGCCAGTAGCGCCCCACCATCCGCAGGTATTCCAGCAGGCGCGGGTTGAGGCTTTGCGGCGACTCGCCCAGCGCGTACACCAGCCAGTTGTCAAGCCGCGCCTTGCCGTCCCACTGCTGGGTCTGAATCCACTCGCGCACCGGGTGGAAGCGGTTCTTGTTGGCCACCGTGCGGATGCCTTCCTCCAGCGCCGCCGCGCTCACCGACGGCAGGCCCCATTCGCTGGACATCCAATCGCCCAGCAGCAGCGCGTCCGCGTCCTGCAGCTCGCCCGGCTTGCTGCCCGGCCACGGGAAGGCCCGCCGCCGCGACACGGTGTTGCGCAGTTCGTCGTAGGCCACCACGCCGCGCAGGTCCGGGCACTTCTCCAGCGCCGCGATCACCGTTTTGCGCGAGACCGTCCAGCGGACCTTCTCATGGTCGAAGTAGCACGCCAGCCAGCGCGGCACCTCGCGCCCGCCGCACATCTGCGGCTGCTGTTCCCAATCGTCGCCGTGCTGATCTTCGTCGCCCAGCAAGCCGTCGCTGGCCGCATTCCCGCCGCTCACCGTGCCAACGGGGCCATCGTTTTTTTTGGGCGCCACAGCTTCATCAGCTGCGCCCGTGAACGCCACCGCGCGACCAAAAAACGCCAGCACCTGGTCGGCCGTCCAGCCGTCCGACTGGATGGCATCCTTGGCGTCCCATCCGTCCGGCAGCACGCCCGGCAGCTCCACCGGGATCAGGCTCACCGTGCAGCCGTGCACGTCGCGCAGATGCGCGCCAATGGAGCGCATCGCCTTCATACCCGGCTGGTCCTGGTACGGCAGATAGGGCTTGGACTCCTTCAAGGCCCGCAGCGCAGCTTCATCGCCCTCCGGCAGCGCCTTGCGCTCGGCCACCGTGGCCCGCACCCGCTTGCTGTCACAGTCCGGCCAGCAAATCACCGTGCAACCGGCGACCCAGCTCCAATCTGCCTTGTGCCATGCCTTGCAGCCACCCGGCCAGCCCACCACGCAATACACGCCTGCCGCGTGGGCCTCCAGCAGCGTTTGCAGCACGGCGGCCTTGATCTCGCCCTCAACCAGAACCACCGTGCGGCCCTTGGGCAGCGTGCCGCCCGCCAGGTACAGCGGGCGCGGTTCCTGCCATTGTTTCCAGTGCCAGCGCGCGCCTCCCTTGGCCTCGCTTTCGCAGAAGGTGCGGGCAATATCGTCCTTGCCGCCGTCGCTCGTTTTGAAGCGCACCACGTAGCCGTACAGCGCGCCCTCGCACCAGTATTCCGACACGGCGGCAATGTCCGACTCAACGCGGTGCTGGTGCTGGAAATTCACCGCCGGCGCATACGCAGGCACCGGCGCAATCGCCCGCCATTGCTCTCGCTGCTGCTGCTGCGCCGCGCTGTGCGCAGGCTCCGGACGCGGCGCGCGCTGCACCGGCGCCGCGCCGCCGCCCGCCGGCGTCACCACGCCGGCCACGCTTTCCAGCCCTTCGGCATGGGCCAGCTCCACGCAGGCTTTCGCCATGCTCAGGCCGTTGATGGCGGCGTACAGGCTCAGCAAATCGCCGCCTTTTTCGCCGCCCGCAAAATCCGACCACGCCCCCGTGTTCAGATTCACCGAACAACTGCGGCCCTTGCCGCCGGCCAGCGAACCGCACACGTATTCGTGCCCCGATACCACGCCGCCCTGCAGCCAGGCCGGCACCAGCGTTTTTGCATTGCCCAGCAGCGCCGCCGCCAGATCTGCAAACCTCAGCGGTGGCAAACTCGCGCCCCCTTGTCGATCATCCATTGCGTACCTCCTAGTTTTAACAACATCACCAACCCATCGCGCGCCGCAGCGCGTCGTGTCCTGATTTGCGCTCCGGCGGCGCGATCTCGTATTCCGCCACCGGGCGGCTGCGGTAGTTCACGCTGCGCGTGCGCGCCACGCGCACCAGGCCGGCGCGGCGCAGGTTGTCCACCGTGCGCGTGGCCACCTTCTCGCCAATCAGCGTGTAGTGCGCCAGCTCGCGCAACGTGGGCGCCTTGCCATCGCCCTGCAAGTCCATGCAGGCTTGCAGCAGCAACTTGCGAAATTCGCCGGGCGGCCTGCTCATGCCGGCCTCCCGACGATCACCCGCCGCAGCGCGACAATTTCCTCACGAAGCTCGCGGTTTTCGCGCTCGGTCTCGGTCTCCAGCCTGCGCAGGCTGTGCAGATCGAAGCCGCGCTGATGCAGCATCCAGAGCACCGGCACATCGTTGCCGCAGGTATCCATCAGCTTGGTCAGCTTGGGCCACAGCACCCCCTCGGTGCCCGCGTGCCAGCGCGAAAATTGCGCCTTGTCCACGCCCAGGGCCTGCTGCAAGGTCTTGTCCAGCTCGAAGCCTCCATACTCGGCGCACAGTTCGATGGCGCCCCCGAGCGACCTCTTGCGCGCCACATCCTCCGGGCGGACATCGGCGCGCATTGACGTTTGGTTCATGCGATCACGCAACTTTGTTGAGAGAGGTTGAGTGCCTTGCGACACGAAAAAATGAGAACATGAGCGCAGGCGCTCATGACAGGCGGACAAGAAGCCGCCGGTCAGGCCGATGAAAATCGGCGCTGCATCGCGTAGCGCTCCAGAAACACCAAGAGAAGGAGAAGGAGTCAGCCATGAACGAGAAGAAATTGCCCGTCAACGAGGAAACACTCAGCGCGCTTTTCAACGGGCTGGGCGCGGTCGTTTTTGCCACCGTCCGAACACTGCCGAAAGCGCGCCGAGCAGCCTTCGCCAAGGAGCTCGAGAGCATTGCGGTTCATGAAGAGGCGGATGGCAACACCGCCGTTGCTGGCATGCTTCGATCACTGCACCATGCGGCAAAGATCGCGGCCGGATGAGTGCGCTTCGCACCTCTGCAAACTGGCTCGAAGCCACCCATTGCGCGTACCCTTTTTCGACACTCATTGATCAACTTTCCACGCCCGTATCCCGGTCACGGGCGTTGCGCCCGTCCTCCGGGTCTTTCCACACACCCCATACAACTGATCCGCCATCACCCTCTGCCCTCGGCCCCGAGTAATCAAGCACGGGCCTGCCGCTGGGGTGCGGCCATTGCTTGTCCGGTATGCGGAGCCATGGCACGTCCTGATTCAGCTCTTCGCATGTCACAGATCCATTGGTGACGCGCTCGATGGCGACGCAGTGGTTCGCTGGCGGAGACTGCCCCCTCATTCGCCAGTTGCTGACGACTGGCTGGCTGACTCCGATGGCCCGTGACAACTTGCTCACGCCGCCCATATGGTCGATGGCTCTGTCAAGTGCATTCATACCCCGATCATCACTTACGTTATCGCTCTTGTCAACACCTAAGTTATTCACTTCTGTGATGGAATCGCGCTATGGAATCAATCCCTGAGCGCCTAGTTCGTCTGCGCACGGAAAAAGGCATGAGCCAAGGCGCACTGGCCAAGGCAGCACAACTTAGTGGACAAGGTGCCATTGGCAACATCGAACGAGGGACGCGCGGCTACGGGAAGAGCGCTGTTGATATTGCCCGCGCACTTGGCGTCACACCTGACTACCTAATGTGCCTGACTGACAACAACGATCACGACGACGCCATCGCCGAGATCGCAATCCGCAACAACCCGGAGTACCCATCAATCCGGCGCGTGCGCTTCAAGCTCTCAGCCGGCGCGAACGGCTTCGCCGTGGAGTATCTCGACGACGACGGCGAGCCCATCGTCTTCCGCCGCGCATGGTTCCAGAGCCGGGGCTACAAGCCGAAGCACCTGTTCGCCGTGCGGGTGTCCAACGGAAGCATGGAAACCGGGCTGTACCACGACGACACCGTGGTGGTCAACACCGACAAGACCAGCCCGAAGGACGGCGTCGTGTTCGCCGTCAACTACGAGGGCGAACTGGTCATCAAGCGCCTGGTGCGCGACGCCGGCCAATGGTGGCTCAGCTCCGACAACCCCGACCAGCGCCGCTACCCACGCAAGCTTTGCGATGCGAGCGTCTTCCTGGTCGGCGAGATCGTGCACAAGCAGAGCGAGCGCATCTGACGCCGCCTTGTGACAAGCCCCGATGCGCGCCGGCTCGATGCGCGGCGCTGGTTGACATGTATGCACAAAATTCATACAGTTACCAGCCATGAACTACGAATGGGACGAGGTCAAGCGAGCCGTCAACCTTGCCAAGCATGGCGTGGACTTTGCCGATGCCGTTGGCGTTTTCTTCGACGACTACGCGCTGACGCGCCACGACCCGGACAGCCAGGGCGAGGATCGCATGGTGACCATTGGCCTGGGCGTCAGCCTGCGCGTGCTGTACGTGGTTTGGGTGGAGCGCCGAGGCGATACCTATCGGGTCATTTCGGCGCGCAAGGCCAGTCCCGGAGAAATCCGGCAGTACCAGGGGTGAACCATGACCGATGACATGCCCGAACTCGATTTCAGCCAAGCCAAGCGCGGCGCGCTCATCAGCGAGCCGGGCAAGGAACGCATCACCATTCGCCTGGATGCCGACATCTTGGCGTGGTTTCGCGAGCAGGTGCGCGGCGGCGGCAACTACCAGACGCTCATCAACGAGGCGCTTCGCGACCACATCGGCGCGCGTGACGGGGCGTTGGAGCGCACCTTGCGGCGCGTGATTCGCGAGGAATTGCACGCGGCCTGACGGCATCACGCCGCCCGTGCAGGGCGCGCGGATTTAGCGCCAGATCAGGCCGCCGCGCCGCCCAGGACCAGCCCGCCCAGAGCGGGCTTTTTTGCGCCAGGCTTCACACAGGGCGACACAAGGCAAAACACAAGGCGACACAAGGCAAAACACAAGGCGACACAAGGCGACACAAGGCGACACAAGGCCCGCCTCCCCATGGACAGCCCGCAGTAGGCCCGTAACGCAGCAGGCCCGTAACACACGCGCAGCTCGTTTGCAACCCCCCTGCAACCAGTGCAACTCATTTGCAACCCATTTGCAACCCGACTGCGCACATCGCCCCGGCCGTCTTACGCTGCCAGACGTTTGCACCGCACGCCCATGATCGGCCCGCCCTGAGCGGGCTTTTTTGCGTTCCGTGACAGCCGGATGTGGACGTGCGGCATCGATTCAATAACTTTAGTGTTGACATTACTGATAACTTCTGTGATGATTCCGTCCATCGCAACAACACCCGATGGAGGGAACCATGTACGCAACGCTAGACGCCACCCAAGGCACACAACCCGGCAGTGCACACGCATGCACCTGCTCTTGCGAGAGCGGTACCTGCGCGTACCAAGTCACGCAACCCGTCAGTGCACACGGGTGCACATCACCCGGCCAGATCGACGCCCAGCTTCATGAGGTGGTCCAGGCGGCCGCTGTAGGCCAGCCAGTTGTCGGCAGAGGCGTGTGGATTGCAGGTCTCGTCGTAGAGCACGATGGCCTCAAGGTTCGCATCACCCCGGAAGCTCATGCTCCGCGCGTCATGCTCGGTGAGCGCAGCCTTGAAGCGGAAGGCGCCAGGGCTGGTTTCGTAGCGCACCTCGTCACGACTGAACGTGCCGATCGGTTTGTAGTAGCGGTTCAACGCGATATAGCGACCATCGTCAAGGCGCTCCAGGCGCATGGGAAGCAGGTAGCGGCCAACCGCGCTGGTGACAACTGTGTAGGTGGACATGAAAAAAGTTCCGAACAAAAAGGGGCTGTGATTTTCTGTCTTCCCGGCGGAGCGGGCAAATCATTTCTTGCGCCGCTGATGGCCATGCATCTCGGGATCAGCAGAAACGACATCGTTGACCCGTGGGCGCCCCAGTACCCCATCACCCCCGGCGCACTTCACGTCACCAACGCCATGCCCGACGTGGTCCCGCCCGGCGTGACGGCGATCTATTCGGTGTGAGGGAGCGCCATGCGCAACCACCCAATCACCGCCCGCAAGCTGGATATGGCACGTGTTACCGCCGGCCCCAACGTGCTCCAGGACAACGCTATCACCCCGGCAATGGTGTCCCAGGTCAACACCATTGAATTCAAGGCCGCCGTGCGGCAGTTGCGAGACAGCTTCTGCCGTTATGGGGACGACTTTTTCAGGGTCGGCGACGCGTTCAGCGACAACGACTTCTACTGCCGCCAGCACACGATCCCGGATGGATGGCGCGAGTCAGGCGTGCCATGGCACCCGGCGTACTGGAACCGGAACGCCACCCGCGTGGATCAGTTTGGGAACAAATGGAGGTCGCAAGACGGCGGCACCTTCATCGCCGACGACTTCGGTTCACTTGTGGAGGTGGCCACAGCATGAGCCATTTCAAAACCTACCTGCTGGTGGCGTGCATCGCCGCCGCGCTGGCGGCGCTCGGACCCTGGCTGGACGGCCAGCCCACGGACACCGACATCGACCGCGCCACCGCCGCCGACCTGCGTGATGCCGTGGCCCAAGCCGGCCGCCAGGAGCGCATGGAGCGCGCCGAAGCCGCCATGCGCGCCGCCGCCGAGCCGGAGGAGCGACCGCGGTACGTCGGCGACGACGCCGCCGTGCTGGTGGCCACGCGCCGCTGAGGTCCGCCACGATGCGAACGCATCCCACGGCCACCGAGCTGTGCGAAGCCCTGGAGCGCATCCGCGCCATGCCGTGCTGCGCCTGCTGGCCCGCCGACGTGGACGACGTGCTGGCCGACCAGGTGCGCGCCGCCCTGTTGCGCCTGGAAGCGCGCCGCCCAGCTGGCGCGGCTGCGCGGCCACCGGCCACGCGCTGGCGCCCGCCGCGCCGGCGCGCCATATCCACCGCCATCGACCTGAAACGCGCCGCCAGCGGTGAGCGCGACGACTGACCAGTTACCACCTCATCAACATGCCCTCATTACCCGCCAACATCATCACGCACCCAGGCCCGCCGCCGCACCCAGGATGGTGGGCCACCTCTTGGGTGCATCCCACCCACAACGGCATCACGACCCGCTCAGGCTGGCGTTTTCACGACGGGCAACATTGGTCGGTACCGGTTCCCACAACCGCCACGCCCGAAGACGTGGACTACCTCGCCGGCTTGTCGTCGCCGCCGTACTACGCCAAAACCCTGCGCTGGTACACCTTCTGGCCAGCGCACGCCCGCGTGCCGCGCGTCAACCCCGCAACGGGCGAAGTCACCGGAGGCCAGGCATGAACCGCGAGCGCCCCACCTTTGATCCCGCCTGCCCGCAAGACCGGCAGCGCCGCGCCCGCCGCGAAAAGATCACCACGGCGCCGCGCGAGCGCCCCATCAGCAACGCGACGGCGCGAGACCGCTACGACGGCGCCGAGCTGCGCCGCAGCCCCGGCCTGACGCCGGGCCGCTTTGCCGCCTTCGATCTTCCCAGCCGGATGGGCAACCGGCTGTATTTCCCCAACGGCCACATGGAGACCCTGAAATGAGCAAGCACGCCACAGACCCCTTGATCGGCGCCACCGTCCGGGTGCGCGCCAACGCCACCAACATCCACGGCGACCCGCACCCGCATGCCGGCCAGACCGGCAGCGTGATCTCGCGCACGCCCAACGGGCGCCAGTACATGCTGAGCATCGGCGACTCGCTCATCAACCTGCAACAGGAATCGTTCGATCCGCTGCCGCAGGGCGCGCCCGCCTACAACGCCGGCACGCGGATGTGCATGGTGGATCTGTCCCTGATCACCGAAAGCGCGACCAACCCGCGCAAGTTCTTCGACCCCGCCCGGCTGCAAGAACTGGCCGACAGCATTGCCGCCACCGGCGTGCACCAGCCCGTGCTGCTGCGGCCGCTTCCGGGCAGCAGCACCGGCTACGAACTGGTGGCCGGCGCCCGCCGCTTGCGCGCCAGCAAGATGGCCCAGCAGACCGAAATCCCGGCCATGATCCGCGACCTGTCCAACGAACAGGCGATGGAAATTCAGGTGATCGAAAACCTGCAACGAGAGGATGTGCGCCCGCTCGAGGAGGCCGACGGCTACGCCCAACTGATGCAGATGGGCCACGCCGACGCCGATTCCGTGGCGGCGAAGATCGGCAAAAGCCGAAGCTACGTCTATGCGCGCTTGAAGCTGCTGGACTTGTCCGCCGACTGCAAAACGGCGCTGGGCGAGGGCAAGATCGACGCCAGCAGGGCGTTGCGCATCGCCCGCATACCGGACGCCAAATTGCAGGCCAAGGCGCTGGCCGAGGCCAGCCGCGTCAACTGGCGCGGCGACCCCGCCGTGGGCGTGCGCGAGTTCGAGAAGTGGTTGCAGCAGAACGTGATGTTGCGCATCGACAGTGCGCCGTTTTCGATCACCGCGATCGACCTGGTCGACAACGCTGGCAGTTGCAAGGAATGCCGCAGCCGCACCGGCGCGTCGCCCGAGCTGTTCACCGACGTGGGCGACCAGAACCTGTGCACCGAACCGGCGTGCTACGCCGCCAAGTCCAAGGCGCACGATGACCGCCTGCGCGCCAAGGCCGAGGAGCAGGGCCTGCGCGTGATCGATGGCAAGAACGCCAAATCCATCGTCAACACCTACAGCGGCAAGATCAAGGGCTATACGCGGCTGGACACCCGCTACGCCGACGCCGGCGACGCAAGCATGCGCGATTTGCTTGGCGATGACGGGCCGCAGCGCGTGCTGATCGTGCATCCCGAGACCAAGGAACTGATCGAAGTGGTCCCGACCGATGAAGCCGAGGCGGTGCTGGTGCAGCGCGGCGTGCTGAAAACATCGCAGGCCAAGATTGACCTTGATGAGCGTATCGACCAGCTCAAGCATGAAGCATCGATGCGCCAGGAGCGGGCAACCACGAAGGCCACCATTGCCGCCTTTATGCGGGCCGCGCACCTGCATGAATCTCCCGCATCTGCGCTCGCGGATGCCGATCTGCTGCGCGAGTGGCTCAAGTCTGCGGTAACTGATCTGGATGCCGATGACATGCTCGCCGTCGCTGGCCTTGAGCCAATCGAAGACGAAGACTACACCGACGCCGGGGAACGCGCCCTCGCCCGCATTGACCGCGCGACGGACACTGAGGTGCGCGCCTTCATGTTGGCCTGGTTTGTGAGCTGGCACGCCTACGAACTCGGACGGAAAGAAGGGCACCCACTGAGGCAAGCCATCGCCCGCGCACTGGGCGTTGACGTGGAGGCCGTGCAGGCCGAAGCCGTGGCCGAAGAACAAGCCAAGCTGGCGGAATCCATCGCCAACTTGCGCGCCGCCGCCCAAGCCCAGGCCGAGAAAGCTGCGGCTCCGAAAACCATTTCTACCCCGCGCCCCGCTGCGCAGCCCAGCGCAACGCGCGCGAAGGGCAAAGCCAAAACCACCAAAGCCGAAGCCAGCGCGAAGATCGCCGCTGCGCTGACGGCGATGGAGAAGGAACAGAACCAGGCGCCTGCGGCGCAAGGCAACGAAACGCCGACCGATCCTGTCGGTCGGTCGGCGAGCGCCGCGCCCCATGGCCACGGCGGCGCCGGCGCGAAGGCGAAAGGGAAACCAGACCAGGCGCCTGCGGCGCCGGGAAACGAGACGCTGCCCGATCCTGACGGTCGGGCAGTGGGCGCCGCGCCCAATGGCAAGGTCAGTGCAGACGCGAGCAACCGCGCCCAAGCGCCCGCCTACCAACTGCCGATGACGGCCATCGACGTGGGCCTACCCGTGCGCATCACGCCCACCGCCACGGGCAAGTTGCAAGCGCCGTGGATCGACCACGAAGGCGTGGTGGCCGGAAAAGTCGGCGACCGCGCCTGGACCGTGGACATCACCTTCCCGAAACGCTCCAGGAAGGGCATCGTCTTTGATGCCAGCGAGCTGGAGGTGCTGGCGTGAACCACGGCCGCAAACCCCGCAAGCCGCGCGCCGTCAGCCTGAACACGCTCGGCCTGGTGCTGTGCCGCGCCGTGCGCCTGACCAGTGCCGAGGTGCGCGACACCATGGCGCCGGCGCGCGCCTGCCTGGTCAAGCTGCGCGAAGGCGCAGCCACCGAAGACCACCACACGGTGCTGCACACGTCGCTGCTGATCGCCCAGGGCATCGAGGCCAGCGGCATCGTGCGCGGCCTGCGCAAGGAACTGGCCAGCGCCATGCAGGCCATGACCGCCGTCCGCGCCCGCGCGCTCGCCACCGGCGCCTGGCGCCCGACGGCGCTGTACTGGCATGAGCTGGACGCGATCACCGCCGCGCTGAACCTGCACAAGTTCCAGCTCGAACAACTCAGCGCCGGCGAGCTGCAAAGCATCGCCCAAAAGCTGATCGCCCGCACCCAATCCGCCGGCGGCGCCGTGGCGCGCACCGGCATGCACAACCTTGGCCTGATGGCCGCGTGATGATCGAAATGAACTACATCAACCCGCCGATTGAACCGGAAGGCAAACTGGATAACGAGGGGGGCGCGGAATGAGCGACATTGGCCCTCCAAGCCTCGTCACCCAGATGTGCATCTTCGAGAAATACGGCGCACGCCTGGGCACCGACCAGCTTGCCGAGCTGCTGGGGCAGTCGCGCGGCGGCGTGCTGAACGCGATCAGCGCCCGGACGTTTCCTATTCCGACGTACCTGGAAGGTCAGCGCCGCTTTGCCGACTTCCGGGACGTTGCCGCGCATCTGGACGCCCAGCGTGCTCAAGCGCACCAGCAACACCCGCAGGGCCGCGGTGCAGGGATTCGGGCTTGAGCTGGGTGTACCGCTTCATCGTCTCCCACTTCTTGTGTCCGCTGACCAGCGCCACTTCCTGAATCTGGTAGCCGTACTCGAACAGCCGCGACACGCCATCGTGGCGCATGTCGCGCAGTTGCAGATCTGGGATGCCCAGCGCCTGGCAGCCATGGCGGAAATATTTGCTGACGGTATACGGGGAGAGCGGAAAAATCGACCCCGCCCGCGTCGGCTGCTCGTGGATCAACTCCCACGCGCCGTTCAGCAGCGGTACCCACTCGTCATTGGCCTTCTTTTGCCGGGGATGCTTGCGATCGCGGATCAGCACCAGCTTGCGCTCGGCATCCACATCCTCCCACACGACGCGGCAGATTTCGGAGCGGCGCATGGCCGTCGCCACGGCGAAACGAATCACGTCCGCATACACCTGGCCACGCTCGCGCGCCATCCACTCCAGCAGGGCTGACAACTCATCGTCATTGGGACGGCGCTCGCGCTTGCCGCCGCCGCCGATCAGCCCCAGGTGATTGAGCATGGGCCGCGCCTGCCCAACCACGTCGGGCACGCTCAGGCGCTTCACCCCGAACACCAGGCGCAGCACCGTGCCCAGCTTGCCGACATCCATGTTGATCGTGTAAGGGCCGGCGCCATCCTCGGAGCGCGAGCGGCAAAAACCCACCAGGTCATCGACCGACAGCGCGAGGGCATCGAGGTCGCCCAAATGCGCGGCCAGCCGCTTGAGCTGGTAGTGCTCATTGCTGTCGTCGGCCACCGGGCGCGAGCTGGCACGCAAGCGCCGGTAATCCTGAATCACGTCGCGCAACAGGTAAGCGTGGCCCATCACCACGCGACCTTCCGGGCGCCTGCCGGCGTCGATCTGCGACTCCACATTCCGCGCCCAGCGTTCAGCCTCCGCCTTGGTGCCAAACGTCTCGGTGTATGCTGGATGGCCTTTGCGCCGCACTTGCGCGCGCCACCGGCCCTTGATCTGGATAATGGATGCCATGTTGAGAGTGCTACACGTACCACTGCGATAGCACTCGACACATGATAACCGATGATTTCAGGTGTTATCACCTGATTGCGTACATAGATAAAACCACTACAATCCCAACACCCCGCCGCCGTAGTTCAATGGATAGAACGAGCGCCTCCTAAGCGCTAGATACAGGTTCGATTCCTGTCGGGGGCGCCACCCGCCTGCCCGGTCTGCTGTCTGCCGTGCCCGCCTACACCTTT